CTATCTTTAGTGGGGATATGGCTGTTGGTCGTTATATTGCTCAAAGGGCTGGTATCGGTATCAACGCTGGTCGTATAAGAGGTATTAATTCACGTATAAGAGGTGGCGAGGTACAACACACGGGTGTAATACCTTTTCTTAAAAAATTTGAAGCGACTGTAAAGTGTTGCACACAAAACGGTGTAAGAGGCGGTTGTGCCACAGTTCATTTTCCAATATGGCACCAAGAGATTGAAGATATATTAGTTTTAAAAAATAATAAAGGTACAGAAGACAATAGAGTTAGAAGATTAGACTACTCGATACAATTATCAAAATTATTTTATCAAAGATTTTTAGATGATGAGAGTATAACTTTATTTTCACCACACGACGTGCCAGAGTTATATGATACTTGGGGTACAGAAAAGTTTGACGAACTATATGAGAGTTATGAAAAGAAAACATCAATTAAAAAGAAAAGGATTTCTGCTCAAACTTTATTTCAAAGTATGTTAAAAGAAAGAGCAGAGACTGGTCGTATATACATTATGAATATTGACCATTGTAATACACACTCATCTTTTAATGATACCATTACAATGTCAAATCTATGCCAAGAAATTACATTACCTACAAAACCTATACAACATATTGACGGCGAGGGAGAAATTGCATTATGTATATTATCAGCAATTAATTTAGGTACACTAAGAGATTTTGACGAACTAGAATTATTATGTGATCTATCTGTAAGGGCACTTGATGAAATAATTGAACATCAACACTACCCAGTAAAGGCGGCAGAGATATCTACAAAGGCAAGAAGAAGTTTAGGTATAGGTTATATTGGATTGGCACACTATCTTGCAAGAAATAAAGTAATGTATTCTGAAAAAGCCTCTTGGAAATTAGTTGATGAATTAACAGAGGCATTTCAATATAATCTATTAAAATCAAGTTTACAACTAGCTAAAGAAAAAGGAAAGTGTGAATACTTTAGTCGAACAAAATATTCTGACGGTATCTTACCAATTGATACCTATAAAAAAGACGTAGATGAGATAGTTACTAGAAAACTATCATACAATTGGGAGAAATTACGTAAGGAAATTATTGAGCATGGCCTTCGACATAGCACACTCTCTGCTCAAATGCCGTCAGAATCGTCAAGTGTTGTTTCAAATGAGACAAATGGTATTGAACCTCCACGAGACTATATGTCAATTAAAAAATCTAAAAAGGGTCCTTTAAAACAGATAGTACCCAATTACAATCAATTAAAAAACTTTTATACTCTATTATGGGATATGAAATCCAATGATGGATATATAAATGTAGTATCTGTAATGCAGAAGTATTTTGACCAGGCCATTAGCGGTAACTGGTCTTATAATCCTGAAAATTACGAGAGTAAACAAACACCAATGTCAGAAATGATAAAAGACTTGTTAACAACGTATAAGTATGGATGGAAAACATCTTACTATCAAAACACTTATGATGGTAAGAAAGACGAAGATGAACCGGCGCATCCTCTTGGTTTTAACGATAACGTGCCAGAAAATAAAACAAATGATTCAGCAGAAAACTGTGAGTCGTGTACTATATAATGGAGTAATTTATGAGTAGATCAGTATTTAACAAATCAAAGGGCTTAGACTTTACAAAAGCAAATATGTTTTTTGGTGAAGACCTTGCCGTTCAACGATATGATACATTTAAGTATCCTATATTTGATAAACTTACACAACAGCAACTTGGTTTTTTTTGGAGACCAGAAGAGGTATCTTTACAAAAAGATAGAAGTGACTATCAGGAATTAAGACCTGAACAAAAAAATATATTTACATCTAATTTAAAATATCAAACAATGTTAGATAGTGTGCAAGGCCGTGGTCCGTGTTTGGCATTCTTACCGTTTTGTTCATTACCAGAGTTAGAGGGTTGTATCGTAACTTGGGACTTTATGGAAACTATACATAGTCGTTCATACACATACATTATAAAAAATTTATATGCAAACCCTTCAGATGTATTTGATACAATCATAGAAGATAAAAAGATTGAAGAAAGAGCAGATACAATTACAAAAACTTATGACGATTTAATTGAACTTGGTTACAAGTATCATCTTACACCAGAAAAGATAGATGAGTATGAATTAAAGAAAAGATTATGGAAGGCTCTAATAACTGTAAACATACTAGAGGGTTTAAGATTTTATGTATCGTTTGCTTGTAGTTTTGCCTTTGGTGAGTTAAAACTATTAGAAGGTTCAGCAAAAATTATATCGTTTATCGCAAGAGACGAGAGTCAACACCTTGCAGTATCACAAAGAATTATTAATAACTATCGTGAGGTTGAAAACGATAAGACTATGTTAAAGATAATTAGAGATACTGAAAAAGAAACTTACAAGATGTATGATGACGCAGTAAATTCAGAAAAGCAGTGGGCAACATATCTTTTCAAACAAGGTTCAATGATAGGTCTATCTGAAAAATTATTACACCAATTTGTAGAGTATACCGCAAATAGAAGAATGAAGGCCATAGGTTTAGAACCTAGATACGATACAAAGATTAATCCCTTACCTTGGATTGACCACTGGTTAAATAGTAAGTCTATGCAAAATGCACCACAAGAGACAGAGATAGAGAGTTATATCATTGGTGGTGTGCAACAAGATGTTAAGAAAGACCAGTTTAAGAAATTCAAGTTGTAATGTTAATTAAGGCTCAAAAAACTTGTCCTCACTGTGAGACTAAATATATATTGATGTGGGATAGTGAAAAATACGATATGAAACCATTATCGTGTCCATTTTGCAACCACGAGATAGATGAGGAAAGTAGTGAGTCAGGTGACGATAATTGGGATTGATTATAGTTTAAATTCACCAGCGGTATGTGTTAGTAAGGGTGATTTTACTTTTGATAAATGTAAATTTTTTTATTTAACAAGTAAAAAAAAACATATAGGTTATATGATGAAAAATATACTTGGTATAGAACATACAGAATACAAAGACCCTATTCAACGATTTGAAAATCTATCTAACTTTGTATTAAACATCATAAAAAAATATACATCTCCTAAAATTTTTATTGAGGGTTATTCTTATGGTAGTAAGGGTCAGGCTGTATTTCAAATCGCAGAAAATTGTGGTATTTTAAAATATAGATTAAAAGAGTATGACTATAAAGTATTAGTACCAAGTGTTGTAAAAAAGTTTGCCACAACCAAGGGTAATGCAGACAAACAAAAGATGTATGAACAGTTTACAAAAGATACAAATACAAATCTTATGAAAGCGTTTGATATACCCACGCTTAACAATCCTGTAACAGATGTAATTGACGCATATTATATAGCAAAGACTGGTTATGAAAATACTAAGAGCTAAAAATCATTTATCTGAAATAAAATTTAAAGTATTAGAATTACCATTAAACGAAATTAGAATTATACCATCTTTAGATTGGATTAAAAATAGATCAAATCAATTTGATTATTTTAAGAGTTTTGATAATCACGGTATGCTATGGCCAATAGTTGTAACAACTGGTAAACCTGAATGGGTTATTAAAAGAATATTACCTAAAAATCCACATCATCAAACGTCAACGGGAGAATTATATTCATCTTTCTATGTACACATAGGAAATAAAAGAGTTTTATATGCTAAAGAAAAAGGATATGACAGAATTGAAGGATATCTTGTAGAAACAAAAGAAGATAAAAACTTAATACACAGATTACAACATATTGAACATAAGGATATACCTAAATGATAGCACTTGTTACAGGTTCACAAGGTTTAGTAGGTTCTGAAGCGGTCAAGTTTTTAATTAATAAAGGCTTAGATGTTGTGGGTATTGATAATGACAAAAGAAAATATTTTTTTGGTGAAGAAGCCAGCACTAAAAATATTAAAAAAGAATTATTAAAATACAAAAAATATAAACATAAAAGTATAGATATAAGATCGTATAATGGTTTAGAAAAGATATTTAAACAATATGGTAAAGATATAACATTAATTATACACGCTGCTGCTCAACCATCACACGATTGGGCTATTAAAGAACCACTTACAGATTTTAATATAAATGCTACAGGCACTTTAAATTTATTAGAACTTACAAAGATATATTCAAATCAGGCCGTCTTTATACAAGTATCAACAAATAAAGTTTATGGCGATACGCCTAATAGATTACCTTTAATAGAAAAAGAAACAAGATATGAAATAGACACTTCACATAATTATTATTATGGTATAGACGAAACTATGTCCATTGATAACTCAACTCATAGTTTGTTTGGTGTTTCTAAATGTGCTGGTGACTTATTAGCACAAGAGTATGGTAGAAATATAGGATTAAAAACAGGTATCTTTAGAGCTGGTTGTATAACTGGCCCTAATCATGCTGGTGCTGAACTTCACGGTTTTTTAAATTATTTAGTAAAAGCTAATGTAGAAAAAATACCCTATACAATATATGGTTATAAAGGTAAACAAGTAAGAGATAATATTCATAGTTATGATTTAATAAATTGTTTTTGGCATTTTTATGAATTACCTCAAAAAGGTGAGGTTTATAATATTGGTGGAGGCCGAGACAATAGTTGTTCAATATTAGAATCAGTAAATATTATAGAAGATTATACTAAAGTAAAAATGAATTACACGATTAAAGAACAAAATAGAACAGGCGATCATCAATGGTATATTTCTAATTTAGGTAAAATATATACACATTTTGACTGGCAAATAAAATACACATTAAAAGAAACCATAAAAGAAATAGTAGGTAGGTATAAATGATTTCATTAATTTGTCCAACAAGAGGCCGTGTAGAAAATGTTAGAAAGATGATAATTGATTTTCGTAATACGCAAACAAATCAAAATGAACTATGGTTTTATATACAAGATGATGATGAAGTTAAAAATGATTATATTAATTTATTTCAACAATTAAAACATAAAGAATA